CCTCAAAAACACCATCATACACTAAATCAGTAAGTTGGCAGCATCACCCCGCCACAGAACAATTATTGCTTTTGCCGTTGATGACAATAAAGTTTTTATCGCAGGCGTATACCACGGTGGGCAAATCTATGAAACCGATTTTTTATCCAGTGCACCGTAAAACCCCCATCCTTCAGGGCGTGGCGGATATCAAACTTTGGTCATTTTCTCTGGCTGATCTTTACCGGATAACCATCCCGAAGATCAATTAAGTGCTCCGGTTCAGAAGCAAACCATGCATAAGATCCCCACGCCAATTCTGGTATTGCCTTTTTAAAAGGCAGAGCACTTCTGTCCATAAATGCCGTAAGGAATGCAAGATTTTTCTCGCTGAACCCAGCGTCAATAGCCAAATGAGTGAGAGTAACTTTTCGTTCCCTGTTTATAGGCCCATCTGTCGCAACTACTTCAGTGAAAACTACAAGCATGTCCGAACCCGTTCGGTCCTCTCCCAAATCAATCAAAATAATATCTGGAAGTGCTTTTGAGGCATCAATATTCAGCCCCAATGCTTTTGCCAATACATCATCCTGAGCAACAACTTTATTCCCGGATTCAGACAACCAGAGCACAGTTGGATTCTTAAGAAAATTAGGAGCAAAAACTTCGATGACGGCCTTAGCTATTGTACTTGACGGGCCCGGAGCTAAAGTTCTCTTCTCTCCATTTGGGAAAGTGACGACTACGGCATCAGCAGCAATCACTGCCCCTGATTTCAATAAACGCAACCTAGCAAGAGCGGCTTTGTTCAAATGATTTTCTTGCCAGGAACTTATTGCACTCAGCAGCGAATCTCCTTCAAGCCCGGCATCAAAGAGTGCTGCAAAAGAGCGATTCAAACTGTAACGAGGACGAGAGGATGTGGTGGGTATACCTTTACGCTCAACAATTGCATTGCAAGGTATTAGGCCATTTTTTATAGTTTCATCACGTATTGGCTCACGCGTATTTTCCGCATACCATGCATCAGCAGGCCTTATCTTTTGTTTAGAGAAAGTCATCTTTACCCAGCTTTCTCTGGACGCATCATCAGTAAGAGCAGCCTGCGAATCTCCCATACTTACAACCTGGCTGGGCCTTATCCATCGCCCCAGCCCCTCAACCGCACCAGCATAAAACATGACAAAAATTGTTTTTGCAGCTATTTCCCGAATTAAATATCCACGATTCTCAGTCCCTTCAGGGAAAATTAATTGTAATCTTTCCCGGATAACATTCAATGGGGGAACAACAGGCAGATTCATGCAATCATCACTCCATAGAAACCAGCGATAGTTCTCTCAATAATCCGTCTGTGGACGCCAGCATCAATTAACGATTGAATCTCCATCACCTGCTCCAGAGAAGGCAACGGGATTGAATTCAATTCATAGGCCGAAACAGCAACACTTCCGCTTATACACCTGAACGCCCGATCGACAACATGCGAATTAAGTAGCATATCAATAACATCAGGGCGAACCGCAGAGAACAATCCGTTTGAATATACAATATTAATATGGTTTTCAACTACTACGCCACCAGTTTCATCTATAAATCCCTGAGGTAAAATTGCCGCTAAAATCCTTCTGTCCTGTTCCTTCGATGTTGTCCGCTGAACAAGCACACATTCAGATTTTGTCACAAGGAAACCCTGTTGTGGGGTTATATCGATATAGGGAACATGATTTTTTCTGTCTGCACTAAAACGAAAACCAGCTGAAGTTATTGATTCCGCCCAGACTAATGGGTAGCTATTTTTTCCTTTCGTCGTACGCAACTGCGACTTAAATCGATTCCAGACTAACTGACCTGTAGAGACTGAGTATCCCAGATCAGCTAAACGCGTAGACATCTGTTTTAATACATTAAGAAAACAGGCATCATCTTTAACGCGTGGCAAAAGCCACGTTGCTCCACCTTTTTCTATATCAACATTACCTATTTTCTCAATTTTTGCTTTGTTCAACCCCTTAGGGACAAGTGAGGATACCTGGGCCCGAACTTTATGTTCTCCCGCCTTGAATGCTGTCAACATTGTTTCCTGGAGAACATCGTCAAAGACCCCATCCCTGTCAGTGACGAAATCAAGGGCATACGGAGTAGTTTTTTCGGTCAAAAGGGTTCGCAGCGCGGTGAAATACTGCCCACCAAGAAAAGAAGTTGGCGTAAGAAATGCAATAACTCCTGTTTTCTCTTTAACCATGCGAACAGCTAAGTCGGTGAACAATCCATATAGATTTGCATGACCAAATAACGAACGAGAATATTTTTCTCTCGTTTTAATATCGAGAGTGACACGTCCGTAAGGCGGATTCCCTACCACAAGATCATAACCAGAAAATTTATCTTGCTGAAGCGCATCAGCAACAATAATTGTATCTTCAGGCAATCTACGTTTTACCTTTACACATAGTGGCATTAGTACAGATTCGAGCAATACCAAACTCATCCAAGCCGCAAATGGATCGATCTCTATCCCCTTTAAACGACGACTGATTCTCCTCAACATCCATTCAGGGGAAGACCCCTTGTCTTTTTTTAACATTCGAATGGCTACTGGTGCCAAAAATGCACCGCCACCACACGCAGGATCAATAACCGATGCATGAGAAAAATCAACACCAGACTTTTCAGCCAGGTCCAAGAGACGCGCTACCAAAGGTGGGGGGGTATAGTAAGCCCCCAATTCCGAACGGTAAGCGGATGGCAGCATTACCGTATAAATTGACCCAATCAGATATCCAGCGTCCTCCGCCGGAAATTGAGCAATAAGCTCACCTGTTCGTTCAGCGAGCTCGCGTGCATCACATGGAATGTCTTCTATGTAAACAGTGTGCGGTACTGCCCTCATTTTAATGCTGCTTTTTTGCTTTTTTGCAAGGGTATCCCAATATGCAGCTACGATGCTGAAGCAGTATGAGCGGGCATGCATCAACCTTGACTGCCCGGTTTTGTAATTGCCCGCATAACCTTTGGCCATGGCTTTACAAGTTTGATATCTTTCCAGATTAGAAAACTCATTATCTGTAAAAAAATCAAAATGTTGCACATTCATAATGTAAAATCCTAATGTATCAAACATGCGGGCCATAACATCTCATGGTGGCGCATAGCAAACTGGCCCGAAGAATATCACGCACCAAGTCGATCTCATAACCCGTTATGACAATAAATCTTTGTAGCTGAACTCACTTGGTGATTTGTCAATCATTCCTGGCCTCCAGTTCGTCCTGAATCTCTTTATCGAGTTCACCGTATTTGTTAGTCCTCATCACTCACGACTTGACTTCCAGAAATAACCTTGATTATTCGGGGCTATATTTTGTCACCCTGCGTATCCGCGCTTTCGCATTACGCTCAATCTGGATTAGCTTTTCTATATTTTTTCGCCTTTCCCGCTCCTCCTGGCGCAAGAGCCTTACATCATCTGCCAGTCTGGTTTCTCTTTTCGCCACAGAGAGCATCCAGTCAAATGGCTCCACAACTGCACCGCAAATTTTACAGCGGACCTGACGCTCTTTTTCGTCAACCCGTACAGAGGCGTGATGGCAATATGGTCTTTCCGATGGCTCATAAAGAAAATTAACCTGATTACGAGGGTTATCCTCTTTTACCGGAAATAAAACAATATTGCTTAACTCATCTTCTGGTTTTATTTCCATGCTCCTCTCCTTTGATGCGAATGCCAGCGGTAATTGAAGCCTGATAGCTAATTTCACTCACAGTACCGCCTCCTGAAAATCACCCTGATAGAAAGCCGGTACACGCTGCATAACTTCACTCTTCCGGCACTCGCGACAGATTATGTTCTGATGTCTGTCGTAGCGGCGTATTTCTCCGTCCGGTAATGACCAGATAAGGTCCGGATCAACCACAGATGGTTTCTTCAGCTTTGCCCTCGAGAGTTTTTTGCGGGCGTTTTGCCAGTCCTTACGAGCCTGTTCAGACGGGAATAACCCGTAGCCAGAGTTGTATACATCCCCACTGGCAACCAGCTCTCTGGCGAGAACGCTTATTAAATATCTTGTCGCCCCGGTTTTAGCTTCCAGTTGTCGTAACGTCTCGCGCCCACTCTGGCGTACGAGTTCAACAACCTGCCCCTTAATTTTTTCCCGCTCTTCCTGTGTAAATACTTTTGCCATAAGCGCCCCCGGCAATCACTTTTCCGACACAATACGACCGGAGGAATCGACAATCTGTCGAACAATATCCCGGTGCTTGTTCAGCTCCCGCAACGCGGCGCAGACACGCTCCCACTTCTGGACATGACTTTTCGCCCGACGCAGTTCGCGGTTTGCCATATGCAGCGATGGTAAAACCAGGTCATCCGCTTGCGTTTCGGTGAACGATGGCAACGACTGCACAATGTCCGCCACAGTTTCTGTTTTAATTTCTTCCTGTGTTGCAGCTTCCTGTACCGGTAACGCAACACCTGCTGGCTGAGGAAAGACTTTACCATCCGTTTCCGCTATGGATGCGGCTTTCGGCTCTGCCGGTAAATCAGCGCCCGGTATGCAGTACCGAAATTTACCGCCCTGATTCACGCGAATCAGACGCCCTTTGCTGATTGCCATGGCCAGCGATGAATTCGCCCGGCGGGAGGTAATCCCGAACATCAGTGCCAGCTCATCCGCCGTTTGTGGGCCATGTTGTTCAATCGCCTCAGTCAGCATTTGCGCTGTCACTTTCGGTACCGGTGACACTGGTTCACTTTCACCAGCCTGAATCAGCCACCACATCGAACCCTTGTTATCCGCTTCACCACGGCGCTTCAGTTTCCACAGTTCGTTGACCGCATCTTCACGGCTGATTCCAAGGCGGGACGCCACCACATGTGAAGAGGCTCTTTTCAGTGCTTTCAGTGCGTCAAATACAGTTTCCATTAAAACATCCTCCAACAAAAATTACTTCACAACTCCCGGAAAGCTGACATTTGAACGCCAGCTATCCCAGTTAAACGTCACCCACCGACAACCGTTCATGGTCATGCGGTCCATAATCCTCTCACCAAGAAGCGTGCTCATTGCGGCATGATTCAGGTTTGTTAACATCCCGACACTGCACAGTGATGCTGTCCGGCGATCAATTATCTGGTGCAATACCACCTGCTCGTTTTTCGTCTCCCGCTGAATGCCTATTTCATCCAGGACCAGCAAATCAACCCCGCAAAGCTCCTGTAAAAATTTTTCACCGGATTTGCCGTTGTCGTAGCTGTCATGCAACACGCTCATGACATCAGACTCGGTGACGATAATCACGCTGCGCCCCTTCGCCATCAGCCGGTTACCCATCGCCGCTGCAAGGTGATTTTTCCCGGTGCCGGTTTTACCGCTGAACACAAAATTCGTGCACCCGGTCATCAGTTCGTCAGCTATGGATTTGGCCTGGCTCAGCGCGTATTTTTGCCCGTCGTTCTGCACCTGATAATTCGCAAACGAGCATTTGCTGTGCAGAGGCTGGATGCCCGAACGATTCAGGATTTTTTCCACCCGCAACTGGCGATTCTGGCGGTTAATCTCCTCGCTGCGTTTTCGTCCTTCAGCAAGTTGCCATTCCCGCCACTCCTCCACCGTCCGGTACGGTGGAACCGCCCCCTGTGGTGCAAGTCTGTGAATACGTTCAAGAACCCCGGCTGCCGCAATGTTTTTCATGCCACATCACCCCCTGAATCCCGGCGGAATTTCGGTATCCGGTTCAGAAATATGATTCACACAACGCTGGTTGTTCGTGCCGCTTACCGGGAGCAACCAGGGGTTTTCAAAATTCCGGTCCGGCCCAAAAAACGTCGTCGCTCGCTGAACAAATTCCGTTCCCGCTTTCCCGGTCGCCGCCAGGTATCTCGCGTAACGCCTCACACCATCCAGCATGGTCTCTGGTGGCACCCCCTCGCGCAATCTGGCCTTCCAGGCACTGAATGCGGATTTCTTCGGGTTTGCCCCGGCACGCAACGGGTATTCCCGCCAGACCTGTTCGAAC